TTGAAGCTTCCGAAGTCGCTCCCGGCGATGATGTTGAATTCCTCGCCGTAGAACTCGCCGCCCTCGATGACCGGGGAACGGATCGTGGTCTGGTCGATGTAGGTGCTCTTGATGTACCCCGGCATCTCGATGGAGTCGGCCAGCTTGTAAGCCCGGTTCGCCCGGTCGTAGGCCAGCTCCGCCTCATAGTAGGCGTCGTCCGCCAGATTATAGGCGTTGTTCGCCAGGCTGTACGCCGGGTTGGAGTGGAGGTTCTGGTTGTTCACCTGGGCCCAGTTGATGGTGCTCCCGGCCCCCATGGTCACCTGGCCGTTGATGGTGATAAGGCCCGTCGGCCCCACGGCGAAGGTGACCGCCCCAGTGCTCTTGTTGGTGACGGTCAGGCCGTACAGGTCCAGATATCCGGCGGTAAACTTTTCTTTGGCCAGGTCCATCATGCTGTTGCCGTACTTGTCCAAAAAGTCCTCCGCCTGCACTGTGCCGCCGAAGGTCCCCTTGGCTCCTGCCAGCGTCCCCGCGAAGGTACCCCGCCTGGCGTAGAGGTTACCCTGCTCGTCCACGGTGAAGTTTCCGTTCCCGATGTTGATGGAGCCCTTCTTCATGGTCAGGGTGCCCTTGTCCAGGTCCAGGATCACGTTGGAGTTGTAGTCCCGGATGACGCCCACCCGGAGCACGTTGCCGTTCAGCACCCCCGCTGTGATGTAGTCGGCCACGATGGCCCCGTCCATGGTGATGGCCAGCCCGAAGGTCTTTCCCCCGTCGTTGGAGTAGCCCAGGCCGTTCATGTTCCACTTCCAGAGCTTGTCAGCCTTGGTGTAGTCCCGGACGTTGGAAATATAGAGGGTGTCCGAGCCGTGCTCGTCCCTCGTGATGGTGATGTAGCCCGTGGTGGCCATATTCATGATGTGGGTGGCGTTCTCCTGGGCCTCCTTGAGGATGTTGTGGGCCTTGGGGAGGTTTTCGATCTTGTCCAGCACGGCGGCGTTGGTCTGGTTGCTCACGCTGGTAAGGCTCACCTGTACCGAATCCCCCATTTTGAACTGGGTGTTCTCCGGGGCGTCCAGCGGGATCTCCAGCCTGGTCACCGGGAAGATCCGGTCCAGCCCGTGGGGACGGGAGATGACCCGGATCTCGTCCAGCAGCTTCACCGCCTCAGTCTCCACGTCCAGATAGTGCAGGTCCAGGGCGGAAAGCTCCAGCTCCAGGTTGTCAAACTGAAGGTCCGCCAGATACTCCCTGGCCTTCTCCAGCAGCACCTGGGGGTCGCTCACATCGTCCCAGTTCACCGTCTTTGCGATCCAGCCATGGCTCGCCACTGCCTCGTCTGATTGGACGTACAGGCTTCCGCCGTTCACGCTCTCCACCGTCAGATAGGCGTCCAGCGCCTCGATGGGACTGTCGTCCAGCCGGTTCCCCAGAGGGACGATGGCCGTGGCATACTCGGCGGAGTCCCAGTTCCGGACAAAGTCCAGCAGGTTGGACCCGAACTGGATCACCTGGCTGCATGTGTCCGGGTAGTCCTTCAGATAGTCCAGATACCGAACCCCGTCCGCCTTGCGCACCCGGAGATGGCCGCCATAGGCTTCCACCAGGGCGTTGAGTGACTCCAGGGTCTTGCCGTAGTTGGTGTAATAGGTGGGGAAGGCCTCATCCACCACCGTCACCGCCCCGATGGCGAACCGGCGGTTCTCACCCACCTGCCCGTTGTGGACGGCGATGAGCTGGTCGAGGTACTCCCGGACCGATTTCCCGGCATACTCCGCCGGCGGCTGGACCGAGTCGTTGAAGAAGGCCAGCTCCCCCTCGCAGTAGAGCACCCGGTTGTTCCAGAAGTCCCGGCTCTCCGACAGGGCCCGTCCCGCCCAGATTTCTTCCCCGTTCTTCTTCACGGAAATATCTGTGACCATGCGGACGATGGTGTCGTAGGCCGCGTTGGTGGGCGGAAGGGTCATCTCCAGAGACCCGGCGGCGCTGTCCTCCAGAGTCAGCTTGGGGTTGACCACCTTCATGTTGTCCAGGGGAAAGACGTCGTTGTAAATGCACACGCCGTCTGCATAAATGCTATACATGGGTCACAACCTCCCCTGTCTGAAGTCCACGGAGACGGACCCCGTTCCCGTGTCGCACCACAGCTCCAGCGTGGCGCCCAGGTCGCCGAAGAACACAAACTCCGGGAACTGGATGACCCCGTCGGGGAGGAGCTTGGTCTCGTCCAGTCCCAGCGTGGGGTTGATAAAGCGGATGTGTACTCCCCGCTTATCCGAGCTGCTCACCCGGAACACGGGGCACACCGGGGCCCGCCCGAACAGCAGCGCCGCCAGCTTCACCGCCCGGACCTCCGTCGTCACCGCGATGTCCTTGAACACGGCGGGGCGGATGACGCCATTTTGAAAGTTGAAGGGGTCCCACAGCCAGTCGTCCGTGGAGGACAGGACTGACCACTTGTAGGGCCCCACGTCATAGTCGATGGTGATGCGCGACCAGTCCTTCTCCGACTTCCAGACGTTGACGGTGAACCGCCCCTCGTAAAAATACTCCGGGTCATCCTCCAGCACTGCCCGCAGCTTCTGCCCGTGCAGATAGTCCATGATGTCGGAATAGGCCATGTGCCAGGGCTTGAAGTCGTTCATCACGATAAACTCGATAGAGCCCGTCCGGTTTTGGTACACCGGATACCCGGTCAGGGATTGGGACAAGTCGATGACCCCATCCCCGCCGGGGATTTCCAGCGTCTTCACCTTCTGGGCCGGCGGATTGAACACGGGCCGGGAGGCGGGGACCAGCCGCCAATCATCCCAGGTGTTTTTCCCGCCAATGGTGATGGAATGATACACGGCTCAGTTCCCCCTTCCTCTCCGTGTCGCCCTCTGTCCAAGGGCGTTGTCCATGGGTCCCGCCATCTCACCGACCAGAGTGCCGGTGTCCAGCACGACCCGCATCCGCTCCATGCGCTCCGTCATCTCTGCCATTTCACTGCGCAGGGTGCGAAGCTCCTCAATGATGTCGTCGTTGTCTACCTTGACCGGCATCCGGTTCTCCCCGGAGGCGTTTTGGAACGCCAGGCTGGCCTGTCCCGCCAGGCGGATGGACCGCAGGGGGTAGAACAGGCTGTCGATCTGGGTCGAGGCCCCGGTGAGGTCAGACAGGTCCAGCACCGGGCGTATGGTGGGCCGCATCTCCGCCTCGCCGCTCAGCAGGTCGGGGAGTCCGGCAATGGCGCCGGAAAGGCCGTCCACGGCGGAGTCCGCCATGTCTGTGCCGGCGGCAAAGGACCTTTCGGCATAGCCGGCCAGTCCGCTGACAAAGCCAAGGCCGGTGAAGGACCCCAGCTCCCGGAAGACCCGGGAGGGAGAGTTGATCTCCAGCGTGTTCTTCACCGCCTCCACGCCCGCCAGCGCCATGCTGGTCAGCTCGTCGATAAAGGTGGATTTGGACTGGGCCACGCCCTGGGCGAGGCCGGCGGGAATTTGCTGTCCCGTCTCTGTCCACCCGGCTTCCGACAGGATTTTCCGGGCCGCCTCGGTCATTTCCGCCATCTTGGCTTCCGTGTCCCGCTTGATCAGGCCCACATTTTCCGAGAATTCCTGCCGGAGGGAGGCCAGCTGACGGCTGGTATCCTCCTCCAGCTGGGCCATTTCGCTCTGCCAGGTCAGCCGGTACTCCTCCAGCTCCACCGCCGCGTCCGCCCGGAGCTGCGCGATCTGCTCCTGGGTCTCCACCCGAAGGCCCTCCAGTTCCGAGGGCGCCTGGT